GGATAGTTAAACCAATTGAAAAAGTTATAGAGGTGGGGGAGGACTGGTGCTGCATAGTTTAATGTGTTAAACTGGTTATTTCAAATTTAATGGTATAATTGGTGTAACCCATTGAATTGAATTTATTGATTAATGATTGATTTACTTTATCTTTTAATGATTCTTTGAAGTAAAGACTGTCGTGACAGCTTAATACCCCTTCATTAATTAATTCTGTTGCTACAGGAATGAAGATAGATGATTCTATTTCCTGTAACTCTATAGCTAAGTTATGGGTATCACTTATTTTAGAACACCTAACTTTATCTTTTTGAAGCAAAGTAAATACGGTTGGATATAGTTTCTGTAATACTATTTGAAATGGTACTGACCCATTAATTTTTTTAAACAATAATCTTTGGAACTGAATTTTAGTTTCTTTTCTTGTTAGTTCATCATCTTTTATTCCATCAATATAGACTGACATATCCTTCATTTCTTCAAAGCCTTTTTCCATATTAAATTCAAGATACTTTGATGAACCATTTATTTTTATCCATTCATTATAGAAATGAGTATAGATATCTTTTTGTGTAATATCATTAAAGAAAGATATAACATCAGTATTATCAGGATTTTGTTGTAGATATTTAGATGCTAATAAATATGGTTGAGCTGATTTTAAATCATAAGAGGCTAAAGATTCTTCATCTATTTTCATAAAGCATCTGAATTCTCTTTTAACACCAGTTATATTTGAAAATATTCTTTTGGTTCTATTATCTTCAGAAACAAATATATTTTTTTCCCAAAAAGAAATAGCCATTCTTGTATAAGCCTTTACTTGATTTTCATTTAATTTCTTTATATCTTTAATGCTATGTACCCAGTTAATAGCCGAATGCAAATCAAAAGAAACTCTATCTGATTTTAGTAAATCGTATTGTAAACGAAGACGTTCCACAGTGGGACGTTGGTGTTCCTTCTTTATTAAATCTGCCGATTCTTTATCAATTTCAACACCTGATATAATAATATCTGATTGTTTATATTGAATTGCATCTGTAAAATAGTATTTACGGGTATAATTTTTAGCTGAACCAACTGAGTTAAAATGATGATTTACGTAACCAACTATATTATAGTATAGTGATTTATCAATAACTTTGCTTGCTATTTGTATCTTTTTTTTATCTATTCGTGTAGTACCTAACAGTTTACGGATTGTTTCGTTATGAATAGATGCATATTTTCTATCTGTTTCATACATTGAGAATTTTTCAATTAGATAGAAAAATTTGAAGAACGCTTCTCTTGGGGTTTCTTTTGAGTATTCTTTTATTAGAATTGAATCAATTGCTTTAATAAAAGAATCTGGGAATTTGATTTCGTAATTTTTCATATTGTCGTATTTTTTATTTGTCGTATTTTAAATAGAGGAGGGGAGTTAATTACTCTCCCCATTAATACGACATTATCAACCTCGTTGTGGATACAGTCGGAATCGAACCGAATAATTCTCTATGCAAAAGAGATTGGCTGCCTTCGCCATCTGACCCATTTTATTATATAAAAATTCTTTCTGTAATTTTTTCTTTTTTTATAAATAAGAATCCTTTTACTTTATCACCTTTTGCTAATCTATGTATATCGACTCTTGTTAAACCATAATTTTTAGTTAATTTTCCTGGACTTTCAATTATTATTTGATTATCTTTTAATAAATAATATTTTTTTATTGTTCTTTTTTTAGATTTTCTAAATGTAATGCTTTCTAATAATTCATTATATTTATCTTTATTCTTACTTAAAATGTATTTAGAGCTTTTAAGAATATCATATTTCTCTGTATAAAGTTCAGAAATAGATGTAGTTGATAAACCTGTTAGCTTTGATAGTTCTGTCATTGTTCCACTAATTTCTCCTATATCTGGTCTATATAATGTAATCAGAAAATATCTACTATTTTTATATTCAGAACTTCCACCTTTAGTAGAATTATATCCATTATAATATGTATCATAATTTTTTATATAATATATCTCTTTTGCATTTAAATCTTCATATGATATGTTATCTTCAAGTACACCCCATTTAAAATTATTTGCTCCATATTTATTTAAAGCCCTTGCAAATTTGCATTTAGGATTTTTTGAAAAATAAATATGTTGATATATTCTTAAATTTAAATCTTGAATTGTTTGTCCAATATATGACTTATTGTTGATTAGATTAATTGCAATATAAATTAAATTTGTTCTATTCATTTTCCGTATTTATTTTTAGTGAAAGTGAAAATAATTAAATTTTCACACTCGGTATTTATAAATGACTAAATTTATATAAGTTATATATTTCTTTTTTAGAAAAGTTTACATTTTCTTAACCTATTGACTTTCAATCATTTAAGCAATTTTATAATTTAATATTGCAAAAAAGTTTGGTAAATTCGGCGTATTTTAACAAGTGTCTGGGATTTCCAGACGATTCCTACGCCGACGATAATATAAAAGAAACGATAGTGATAGCCGCAGGTGCGGCAAACCAATCTCAATAAACTCGATATTGATTATACCACTTGAATTGTTTACTATTTATATTTAGAATTTCAACGCCCTTTGATACAGCGTGAATCATTTGACTATCATTTATCATAATACCAATATGACGGAATCTGCTGTTTTTAAAATAAAGCAAAGGATAACTACTTTTGTATTTTTTATACAACCTATAACTATCGTGTTCATTACTTCCGATAAGTCTGGCAACTAATCCGCTACAATCAATTCCATTCTTATCAAATCCTCCTCATTTATACGGTGTTCCTAACCACGCTTTATAATCTTCTATTTTAAACCACGTTTTAAGCGTTTTAACGGGATATTGTATTGTAATGGTATATTGTATTGGTTCAGTTCGATTTGCGCTTAAAACGGCTAAAAATAAAAAAGCCATTATTAATATAAGTTTTTTCATAGGTTTATAGTTTACAATCCAAATAAAAAATAAAAATAAAGTAAATATATAATATAAATAAAGAACACTAATATGTTTTATAATGATTTAAAAGATGCACAAAAGATAGAATTTAAAGTAAAAGATTTCTTATCTAAATTAGGTTTCATTGTAGATTTAAATGCATCTACCGATTACAACGTTTTAAAGGCTTATGATGGTATTTTAAAGTATAAAGGTATTTCGACCAAGATAGAAATAAAAAACGATAAAATGGGCTATACTGGAAATTTCGTTTTAGAATTTGAATGCTCTCATAAACTATCTGGAATTTCAACAACAGAAGCAGATTTAATTATTTATACAATCAATGATAAATTATTTATATTTAAAACAGATACTTTAAAACAAGCAATAAAAGATAATTTATATAAACGTATTGTTAATGGAGGTGATTATAATGCAGCCAAACTTTATTTGTTTAAGCAAACAGATATTTTTCCATTAGCAATAAAAGAATACGATTTTAAAATAACCAACTAAATATGAAAACAATAAATGATTATGAAAATTCAGGAAGAACTAAGTTTATAACAAACTTTCTTAATATCTTTTATCCTAATGCAGTAACTTCAAAAGCATCCTTAACTGCATCCAATGATTTACTCTCAATAACAAAAGATGAAATATTAATCATAGAGATAAAAGAAAGAGATGCTAAATATACAAATTCTACAATGCTTTTAGAACAAAAGAAATATAATGCATTATTAGCTATAAAAGATAAAATAGCTCTTATAACAACAAAACCGATAAAGATATTATATGCATTCGTTTTTGATACAAATAATTCTACTAAAGTTGCTGAACTCAATCAAGATAATAACTACGAATGGATAGACCAAAAGCAACAAAAAACACAATGCTTCAATCAAAATAAAATAGATAAAAAAATAACATACATAAATGGAAACCTCTACGAATAAATATCAAAGTATAAACCCAGTTTATAAAGACCACTTAACAGAGATATATTTTACTGATATGGCAAAATTCTGGAACGAATCTCAATTGTTAATAAGAAAGAAATTTCCACAACTTCATTATGACTTTGATGAAATATTTTCTTTAACATATTATAAACTGTATAAATATCAACCTAAATTTGATAAATCCAAAACCATTATAAATCTGGTATTTACGTTTTATAAGAATAATTATATCAATTATCAAACTAAGAAACTAAGACATAATCCAACATTTATAGATATAGATACTTGTATTAGACCGCTTGTTGGTGAGATTCTCGATATTGATTCTATTGATTACTTCTCCAAATAATTTTGTAAACTAATAAAAAGAAATAAAAAGAATGAAAAGTCCTAAAAAAACCGATAATAAGGTTATAAAACCAGTAAAAATTAATAAACATAAACAAGTAGAGTTCTTAGAGCAATACTATGTCAATAATTTTAATGTAACGCATACGTGTGATGCTATTGGTATAGTTAAAGGAACATTCTATTATTGGCTTCACAATGATGAAGCATTTGCAAAAGAATTTAACAAGGCTAACACATTTATTACTAATTTGATTGTTTCGGGATTCATTGAAGGGATTACTGACCCTAATTTATCTATTAGGGTTAAGTACCTTTCTGCAATCCCACAAAGAATATTACTAAAAGCATTTGGAGAAAATCCAGATTCTGAATTAAGTATAAAAGTAAATGATATAGAATATAAAATTAAATAATGACGATAGAAGGATTCCCTTTACATAAAAGGCAGAAAGAAATAATAAACGATATTATTAAATCTGATGCCAAATATTTTATTATAAATGCTTCACGTCAATCTGGAAAATCAGTTGCTCTTAGTGAATTAGTAAGATATTTTGCATTAACAACTATTAATCAGAAATTACTTTATATAACACCAACATACGGTTTAGCATCTACGTTCTTTGATAATATTATAGATTCTTTATATGGCATTCCAGTTATTCAAAATGCTAACAAATCTAAATTAACTATTAAATTTAAAAACAATTCTACATTAATATTTAAATCAGCTGAACGTTTCGATAATATCAGAGGTCTATCAGTTGATTATTTATTCTTAGATGAATTTTCTTTCTTTAAAATTGGAGCTTGGGAAGCAATTAAACCAACTGTAGCTGCTAAGATAAATTCAAAAGTTATTATAGCATCAACACCAAAAGGAAAGAATCTATTTTACGATTTAGCAATGTTAGGACAATCGCAAAATGATAGATACAAATACTATTTTATGCATTATACAGATAACCCAATGTATGATATGCAAGAAGTTGAAGATGCTAAAAAAGTATTGCCCGAATCAATGTTTAGAACTGAGTATGAGGCTGAGTTTCTGGATGATGGGGGTACAGTATTTAAGAACATTAAACAACATCAAATTATAACATCTTGGATTAATCCTATTGCAACATCGAAGTATTATGCTGGACTTGATATTGGAAAGCACGATTCAACAGTTTTAACAATTTTAGACCAAGCGGGTTATGTGGTTAGAGTGTTTGCATCTAAGGAAAAAAGCTATTCACTTATACTTGATGAATTAGTTCCAATACTGAAAGAATACAAACCAATAGTATATGTTGAAACTAATGGAGTAGGTGATGTTTTCTATGATATGTTAGTTTTGAAATATTCTAACATCACACCATTCAGAACTGATAATAATAGTAAGACTGAAATTATAGAATTGTTAATGGCAAATTTAGATGATGCAAAATTGAAACTGCCAACCAAAGAACTCTGTCCAGAATTAGATTTACAATTCGCAACATTCACATATGTTTACACACCAAAAGCAAGAAAGATAACGTATTGCGCTATGAATGGTTTTCACGATGATAATATTATATCTATTGCACTTGCTAATAAATGTAAAACTGATAATAGTAGAGGGTTCGTAATTAAACCAGGATTGCCAAGTGCATTCAGAAGATAAAAACAAAATAAAGATAATATGAAATTTATATTAGTAGAAGAATTAGAAATAGCAAAGTTCAACTCAGTTATACGAGATTTGTCAGATGACAATTTGAAAATAATTGAAGAAATGGAATTATACGCTATTGAATTGGTAACAAGTTACTTATATGCTAAGTATGATGTTGAGCAGATATTTAATAAAGTAGGAAATGAACGTTCTTATCTTATTAAACGAATGGTTATAGACTTTATAATCTGTCAATTGTTCGGAAGAGTAAACTCAGTTGAAATGCCGCAAAATGTATCAGATAGATGTAACGAACATAAGCTATGGCTATTGGGAGTTTCGACTGGTAAAATATCTGCAAACTTACCTAAATTAGACCCAACGAGACAGGCTAACACTTATTTCAAATATGGTAGCGAACAGAAATTTAATGATACATCTTACATTTAAAATAATAGATAATACGATATGAAAAAAACAAAAGATACATTGGCATCAAAATTAAAAACTATGCCAAATTATATTTCTAAAATCACACTTCAAAGATATAAGTTTGCTGTAGATTCTGCTGAGAATATAGATATGCCAAATAGATATGATTTAATTCAAATCTATAATGATATTATAAAAGACCCTCATCTTGCTTCTCTATTAAAACATAGAAAAACAAGAATCAAAGGATTGCAATTTGGTATATATAAAGATTCTGGTAGAACTGCTACAAAAAGTTTGGCTTTATTTCAAGATAAAAGTTTCTCACGATTCTTAGATTACACAATTGATGCAATGTTTTATGGTAATTCTCTTGTTGAAATACAAATGAATTCTGAAGGATTAGATTATTATTTAATTCCAAGAAACAATGTAATGCCAGAAGTACAAGGCATTAAGTATTATCCTATTTCATTTTCGCCTGATATTATTTATTCCAATCCTCCTTTTATTAAAACATTAGTAGATATTAATAACAATGATGATTGTAGAGATTTGGGTGAATTATTAGATGTTTCAAAATTGATATTATTCAAAAATGAATTGCTTCTTAACTGGTCACAGTATATAGAACTATTTGGACAACCTTGGAGAGTTGCTACTACAAATTCAACTGACCCAATTGAACTTGATTCTATATTAGATAGTTTAAAGAATGTAGGACGTTCAGGATATTTCATTAAAGATTCTAATACAAGTTTAGAAATGATTGCTAATAGTTCTAATAGTCAATCTCTTTATGAAAGTTTTGCTAATTATATAGATGAACAAGTTTCTAAAAAGATTCTTGGTGCAACAATGGTAACTGATTCAGGAGCAAGTTTATCTCAATCACAAGTCCACTTAGCATCATCTTATATTTATACCAAAGCAGATATTAAATTTATTGAGGATGTTGTTAATTATCAATTGATTCCAAAATTAACTGATTTAGGATTAATGACAGAGAAAGTAACATTTGCATTTACAGAACCTGAAATATTATCTATTGATGAAAAGATAAGAGTAGATACATTCTTATTGCAGAATTTTGATATTAAAGATATGTCTTATTTTGAAAATCGCTATGGTTTAGCTTTAGATGTTAAAACTCAAATAGATAAACAAAATATATCTTAATATGAAAACTGGAGTAATTTATATAATAACAAATACAATAAATAATAAACTATATATTGGGCAAACAGTTCAAGTTCTGAAAAAAAGAATACAATCTCATTTTAGAACTCAAAAAGGAAAAAATCCTACTATGTTAAAAAATGCTATTGATAAATATGGTAAAGAAAATTTCAAGTGGGAAGTTCTATGCGAATGTCCAGTTCAAGATTTAGATACTCAAGAAAAGTATTGGATTAAATATTTTAATTCATTTGGAAAGAATGGATATAATATGAATGAAGGTGGTAATTATAATTTACGAAATCTGGTTAGAACACCAGAACACTGTAGAAAGATAAGTGAATCATTAACTGGAAAAAAATTATCTGCTGAACATAGAAAAACATTAAGTGAATCACATAAAAATCCCAGTGATGAAATTAGAGAAAAAAATAGATTAGGTCATATTGGGAAAAAACATCCCCATAGCGAAGAAACCAAATTAAAAATCTCAAAAGCAAATAAAGGAAAAAAAAGAACTGCCGAATTCTGTGAAAGAATGAGCATTATACATAAAGAAAAAAGTGTATCAGTTAAATTTAAAAATAAAGCAAATGAAACTACAGTCCCAAACGAAACAGTTTAACAGCTTTCAAGTGTTAGGTTTAGATAAGATTCAAAAGAAATATATTAATCTTCCAAAATTATTAAAAGATAAATTTGCTAAGATATATGAATTTGAAATTAAGCTGAATGTTAGAAAGTTCTCCGACACTGGAGCATTGCTCAGAAGTATTAAAGTTGAAGCAGGAAAAATAAATATCATATTTAAATCAACTGTTCCATACGCTAATATTCAAGACAATGGCGGTACTATGACTGTTACAGAAAAACAAAGAAAAAGATTCTGGGCATTATTCTATCAAACAGGAAAAGATATTTATAAACGTTCTGCATTATCTAAAACTATAACAATAAAAGCAAAACATTATACAAATGTATCACCAAGCAGAATAATGAGAGATTTAAATGCTTACACTAAAAAAATTACAAAATAATGGATAATCAAACACCCTTATATCAAGAAAATAGTTTTGCATATATCTACAGATTTATAGAAAGTTTTATTCTCAAAGAAGTTCCAGAGATTAAATCTGTAGATTTATTCTTTGACCAATATAATAATCCTGATATTGACCCAAAAGCACCTCCAAGATTACTTGTTGAAATATTACCTATTGATATTCTTAACGGATTCAAAGGCTTATATGAAGCAGAAGTTTCAGTTAATTTGCATATAGGAATAGAGATATTCAATACATTCTTTTCAGATTCTGAATTGAAAAATAATAATCTATATTATCTTAATTTACTTGAAACGATTTATACAAAGTTGTCTATGTTATCAAGTTACAAATTGCCAACTGAAGAACAGAATAACAATTTCTTAATTCATAATGTAGAAATGATAAATATGGAGCTTGCAACAAATCCTGAAAGTTTGAAGGTTAGTAAGTTAGGATTTAGATTTGTTTTTGAAAATAGAGTTAATTATAAGCAAGCAATTAGCGATAATATAATCTCTTATTCAACTGCAATAAATTTGTAAACTATAAAAAAGAAATATTAAATGCGACAAGATTATTTAAGCGATACTGATGATGATATTTTAATTGTTAATGGAGATTTTCAACAATCAGATAATACAGCTTTTCATAGTAAAGTAATAGCGTATGCCGATAAAGGTGAGATAAGACAATATCCTTTGATTGGAGCATCTATTAATAAATATATTGGTGCATCAATTGATGAAAATATTTTGCATAATATTTTAACAGATGAATTAGCTTTAGATGGATTTGTTTTAGAAAGTTCTGAAATTTCTATTTCAGGAAAATCTATTACTTTAAATATGAATGTACAATAAAATAATTATTTAAGATGACGATTAATCAATTAAAATCACAAATAGATAATACCATAAAGGCTAATAACATAAAGTCTATTACAGGCCCAATCCTTAATACTCAGTTAGATGCTATTATAGATACTATCAATGCTTTAAAATCAACTATTTACAATCAATCAACTTATCCAACAGTTGACTTGAATACTAATGATATACTGTTTAAGACTGATACCAATACACTTGAAATTTATAATGGTTCAACTTGGGATATTATTCCACTTGGTGGAGATACAACTGGTTTAGTTCCTTATACTGGAGCAACTACCGATGTTGATTTAGGAACTAATGGTATAACAGTAAATGATTTAAAAGTTACAACACTATTAAGTGCTACTACTCTTGGAACAGATATTACTGGAAATATTATAGATAATAGTGCAACAAACTTTTTTGATTGTACTATTGGAACTGGCGGAAATTATCCAAATGTTGCCGAAGCACAGGCAGATAATAGAACAAAATGGAAAATAATATCAAATATAACATTAAATGCTGATATTTCACTCGATAATGTATTAATGGCTGCTGATGCAGGAATTATAATTGAAACAGGAAGCTATTATTGGTCAGGAAGCGACGGCGTAATAATAGGATTAACAGGAACTAAATACACATCGCAATTCACGATAAAAGTTAATTCCACAATTAACTTTCAAGGATTTGAAAATTGCGGAGCGCGGAATGTTAGATTTGAATCGACAGCTCCCGCGTCTTATGCGTTTTTTACAGATGCTCAGATATCCGAATGTTATTTTAAGTGGGGAGATGTCGCTGCAAACTACATTGCGGCTGGAAAAAGTACATTAACAGATTGTATTATCGAAGGTGGTGGAATTAGCTGCTATAATCTTGTCAATGCGCCAGTCGATTTTATAAGATGCGAATTTCGAGGGATATTTAGTTTAGCGTCCACGACTATTCAATTCGATTGTAATTTCACAGACTGCAAAAATGACGATAGAGTTGGACTTGCTACAATAGGATTTAGTACAAAAGCAAAAACAGCACGAAATTTCAGAGGTACTCCAGTTACAGCAATGTCAGGATATTGGGAAAATTCAAATGTTAAGAGTAGAGTTTATCCGTCTACAAATAGAAGCGCACTTCATTTTAAAAATTGCATAGGAGAATTTGATTTGCAATATTTATCAAATAATTGCCCTCATATTTTTGAATTTTGTACATTAACGATGTTTAATGGAATTTCTCCGATTAATTACGGAACTTATAAGTTTATAAACAATACTATCAATTATTTAAACATTTCTGTAAACGATGTTGATATCGTGAGAAATGAAATTACAGGAGCATTAACCGTAGGAGGTGATAATTATAATATTGATGCTAATAGAATAGCAGGAACATTAACCGTAGGAGGTGATAATTATAATATTGATGCTAATAGAATAGTAGGAGCGACAGTTCTAAGTTTAGGTGTAACAGATTCAATAATAACAAATAATAGATTCGCGGGCGGTTTTACAGATAATTCAGGAAACGCTACAAATATAACAGCTAATAATAAATAAAAATAAAAATAAAGTATGATACAATTAAATAACTATATAAGTGGAGGAATCATTTTAGTTAATAAAATAAAAGAGTCAGGAGTTTATTATAAACTCTATTCAAATCCTTATTTCAAAGACTTAGGGTTAAATGCCCAAGATAAAAGGGTTGATTATGTTTCAGATACATATCAATCTGTATTAATTAATCCGACATTTAAAGAGTTTGAAACTGAGGGGTGTGTTGCTAATATTCTTGATGTTGAAACAGGATTCATAGTTAGCGCAGATAGTCAATGTTGGTTGATGGATATTAAACCTATCCGAATTGTTGCTAATGAAAAAATATTAGAACATATTTTAATAGCAGATGATTTAGGACAATTATTCTTAGGTTTAAGAGTGGATTTTGTCGAACAAACTTATGTCATTGACGGAATCACATTTATTTATGTTGCTAATATCGACCCTCTTTACGAACCTATATTAAGAGCATATCCTAATACAATCACAATAGAAAATAAAATCTAATTATGGCAAATTATTTTACCACAACCGAAATATTAAATGATGTTTATAAAGACAGAGCAACCAATGTATATCTAACTGATACAGAGGCTTACAATGCGGTTTATAATCCAACACAAAGAGCTTTAAATGTTAATATTTTAAATCTTGCAGATATTCCTTTGAATATAACTGTTATGAGTAATTATTCAGCACTACCAAATCCAACAACTGCAACAGGAAAATACTATTGGGTATCTAATAGTCAAGGAACTAAATGGTTGCCTGGTTCACTTGGCGGAACTTATTATAACTCAGGTTTATACTTCTCTAATGGAGCAACTTGGGAATTTATGGAAGTTCCTTATCAAGCAACGCAACAAGAGGTTAATGGTGGATTGATTTATGATAAGTTCTTAACACCATTGACATTTGAAAATGCAGATAAGTGGTATGATATTCCAAATATAACAAAAGAACCTACTGGATTTCGTTATCCTGATTTAATGTCAGTAACTTATGACTATCAAAATAGAACTATAATTTTATCTGGACAAGTTGAAGCATATTGGCGGGGTAGAAAAATTGCAGCATTAGTAGATGGTTGGGTATCAACACCTCACCCTATTACATCAGATAATTATTTCTTATATTATGATGGAACTAATTTTGTTTGGGATACTAATCCTTGGACATTTGATTTAGTTCAAATTTCTTATGTTTCAAAAGATACTTACGCAATTAGAGAATGTCATAGTTTAATGCCTTGGGATGTTCACGAAGAATTTCACAGAACAACTGGTACATATCGTAAAAGTGGTGGTGATATTTTAAGCTACACATTAGCTTCGACAACAGTTGCAAATAGAAGACCTGATATTTCATCTACAACATTGGCAGATGAAGATTTAGTAACAGTAAATTCTCAATTAACATCTAAATTATATACACATAGATATTTAACAGGAACTGATGTAGTTAATTTTACTTTAAATTCGGCAGATATAATTCAATTAAATGTTAATCAACCATATTATAATAAATGGAATGGTAGTGCTTGGGTTCAAACTTTATTTCCTGTAAATGCTTATGGAGCAATATTCGTATTAGCCGCACCAGTTACAGCAGATGATAGGTCACAAGGATATAGATACCAATTTATTCAACCACAAACTGTAAATACGAATTTGGCAACTATTAAATCATTAACATCTCAATCTGTTAATATTGGAAATCCTAACACTATTAGTCCCGAGTATAATTATATTGGTAAAATTATTATTAGATATTCAGCAGGAAACTGGACGCTTATTTCAGTTGAAAAATTAGCTGGAACATCAAACAATTCAATTTCTGTTAATGGTGGAACTATTAGCCAAGTAACTACCACAGGCAAATTATTATCTGGTGTAGGAACTCCGTCTAATCCTTTATATACAATCGATTTGAATGGTTTTATTGATTATAATCACTCTGGAACAACTCAATCTTATACCACAGGAAATTTAAAAGTATTGAATGATGGAGCAGGTATTTATACTTTAAAGACTTATAAACCATTTGGAGTAACTGAATTATGGAATACTGTAACAAATCAATTTAACTTTGCTGATTTAAGTCTTGGTGATGAAGTAACTATAAGAACTGATGGAAATGTAACTACTACAGCAAATAATCAAATATTTGGTACTAAGTTATCAATGTCAATAGGCGTAAATCCTTATGAAATACAAGTTGGACAAAGTTATTATAAGACAATAGGAACATATCCTACAACAAGATTTGTTAAATTCTATATTGGCAATACAGACACTTTAAATAATCCAGCCGAATTATTATTCTATTCAGATGCAGCTGCAACATTAACTGTTACAGGATTTTATATCAGTGTATTAAGAAGAAACAATTAAAAAAATAATTAACTATGCTTTTATTCACAGTGTTAGAAGTTGTACAGGCTATTCCAGGTCAGTCAATACTTGATAAATCTATCTTAGGGATATTCAGTCTTGTATTTATGGGTGCTATTGCATTTATATATAAACAAATGATAGATTCGCAGAAGGCCCAAACAGAGCAACATAAACAACAAATGGAAGTGATGATAAAGAAACTTGATGAATCGGAAAGAGATAGAGACGACATTTATAATAATTATCTTGACCATTTTAAGACATCTGAGCAATCTTTATTACAGATTATATCTAAAAATACTGATGCATTCGCAGCTTTAAACCAAACGGCAATTAAGTTAATGCTGGTTATAGAGAACAAGTTAAAATAAATTGTAAACTATTGCTATGACTACTCCAGTTAAAAGAAATATTAAGCAGTTTAATCAAAACATTTTTGATTTTGTATTATCTAATTATGGTAATTTAGAATATCTTTCTGATTTTCTAAATCAGAATTCAATATCTGTTATTGATAATTTCAGTACTCAAACTGGAACTAAGTTTTCTATTACTGTAGATAATAATTTTGTATTATCTCAATATAATAAACTTAATAAAATTGTGGCAACTGATAGAATATCAACTGATATAGTCTTAGGAGATTTCTCAAATGATTATTCTAATGATTTCTTTATTTAAAAATTAAAAAAATATTAATGGCAATAATATATCAAGCTATAAATAAAGCAAATAATAAATCGTATATTGGACAAACAATTAGCTCATTAGATAAAAGAAAAGCGGAACATTTATCAAGTGCTAAAACTAAACAAGATGCTCAGTATTTTCATAAAGCAATTAGAAAATATGGAGTAGATAGTTTTAAATGGGAAATAATCTGTGAATGCCCTGAACAAGATTTAAATGCACAAGAAATTTACTGGATTAAATATTATAAAACTTGTGGAATAAATGGATATAATACATCTGAGGGAGGAAACTCACAATCTGCTCAAACAAGAATTAAAATATCAAATACGCTTAAAGGCAAATATATAAAACTAAACGGCAATTGTGCAGACCATACTATTTATACATTTTATCATAACGATTATAGTGTTGTAAAATGTAAGAGAATTGAGTTACAAGAGTTATATAATATATCAAAAAGTACAATATCTCATTTATTTGGAAAACATAAACGAACCCAATCTAATGGTTGGAAAATAATAAATAATAATTAATATGTCGAATTTCACAATAAGAACCATAGACCAAATATTTCAAGAACTATTGCTCGAAAAGCAAACATTATCGTCTTTAAATGGATTAGTGTCAGGTGGTATCACAGATGAAAATAGTTTGATAACTGCATTGGAGAATGGAAAGGTTGCCGAATGGATATTACATTTATATAACTATGCAGTTGCAACTAATTTAACAGATGTTGCATCATTATCTGCTATTACTGAAATAGAAAATATTATTGCATCTGAAAAGATTCCTACAGCATCTTGGTATATAATGAAAGCTAAAGAATTTCAATATGATGATGTTTTAATAATTGACCCAGTTACATATAATGTAAGTTATGCAACTATTGATACAACTAAACAAATCATATCGAGTTGCACTATATTAGAAGGCAGCAATAAACTCGTTTTAAAAGTAAGAAGAAAAGATACTGATATATTATCTAATGATGAAAGAACAGCATTTGAATCTTATCTTTTAAAAATTAAATGTGCGGGAACTCAAACATTAGTACAGAATTTTGCAGCTGATTTATTAACACTAAATATGAATATCGTTTACAATGGTATTTATACATTAACCGTAATTCAATCTGCAGTTGAAACAGCTATTAATTCTTATATATCTAATATAGAATTTGATAGTAAATTTAATACAAACAAATTGGTTGACAATTTACAAGATATTGCGGGAGTAGTTGACCCACAATTTGATTCGGCATCTGCAATTGATGAACTTGGAAATGTAACTGCATTTGTTCACGAATATTTAAGTTACGCAGGATATATGGCAATTAATCCAAGTTATCCTTTATCAGTAACTATAACTTATCAAGCAAAATAATATAGCAAATGATAATAGTAGATTATAGACTTATTGCAGAAAAAATACCAGATACTTTACGAAGACAAGAAAGACGTATTGATTGGTTATACCTAACAGTCAAAGCATTAGAAAGCAGACAGGATGAATTTATAAATGATTTTGATTATTCTAAATTTTTAGCATCACATAATTATCAAGTGCTTAGTTTAGAACATTTATTAAACACATTATTAATTCCAAATGATGATATTTATTTAACCGATGGACTTTGGTATGATGAAATATATCTTTATTTTAATGGAGATGTAACTGCAACAGAAACATATTTGTTTTTAACACCAGAAGCTGATACTTATATTAGATTTAACTCTGAATATGAATTAGACCAATATGATTTTATCATTAATGTTCCTATTTCGCATCAGTCAGATTCAGATTTTAACAATAAATTGAATAGTCTTGTAAAGCTATATCTATTAGCAGGAAAAAACTATATTGTAAACTATTACTAAATAAAAATATATTTAATGAAAGAACTTTTATTTAATTCAGGTGGACAACCTCTACGATTAAACGACTTAGAATATCTTCAACAAAATGTAAAAGATATGACAGCATCATTAGCCAATTCATTTGGTAATGGTCCTTTTAGACTATTTGGTGTAAATATATCTGTTACTGATTCAGGCGGAATTGCTCCATTATTAAATATATCATTTGGAGCAATCTATTATAATTATGATATTTATGCTGTTGACCAAGTTACTAATCAAGCATTAGCATCTGGAACAACTTTAAATGATATATTAACTACGAGATATTTTGACTTAGTTGTTATTGATTCTGATTCAAGAACATTCTTAGATTCATTTTCACATAATGTATTAAGAGATAATAAAGCAGTCTTAACAACAAGTGCTACAACTTGGGGGACAAACGTTCCTGCAACTATAGGATTAGCATTTGATAAAGCTACTGATACAGATGTTACTGAAGGTACAGATGATTATAAATTTATCACTTCTTTAAAATTAAAAAATAGAACTGATATTATAGATTCAGATATAAGTGATATTAACGATATTATTGAGAATAAGCCTTGGTTTATTGTAGGTAATGATTCTGGAGCAACTACATATAATGCAAATTTTGCAGCAGTTCCAGGAACAGGATATAGAGATTTAAGTTATTCAAAAGATGGATTTGGAAACTTGTTTTTAAGTGGAAAATTTAGAAATGTATCTGGTGGAACTTTATCAGCAGGGTCTTACTCTGTTACTACTTTACCAGTTGGATATAGACCATCTTACGTTTCATTTCAACCTGTAGTAGATGATAATCTAAAAACACATCATACTATTTTAGTAAATACATCTGGTCAAGTAATATTATATGCATTATCTAATATTAGCGATACTGTTGATATTTATGCAGAAATAGCATTCCGAAAATAAATATTGTAAACTAAAACTATGGATAAAATTATATTAACCAGCAATAATTCATTTACCAAAGATGGTATTTTATTGCAAGTAGATACGAAAGGAATTGACTTAACAGATTTTATTGAAAATCCAGTTATGCTATTCAATCACGAATACGATAAACCTATTGGAAATTGGGAACAAATTGAAATGACTGAAACTGATGTTATTGCAATGCCTAATTTTGATGAAGATAATTTAAGTGCCGTAATTGGTGCTAAATATACCAAAGGCAGTTTAAAAACTGCAAGCGTTGGATTAGAAATATTAGATGCTTATTATAATGAAGAACAAGATGTTGTTGTAATATCTAAATCTAAATTATTAGAAGCAAGTATTGTAGCTGTTCCAGCGAATCCAAAAGCTAAAACTATTAAATCCAAACATTCTGAATTAATTACATTCGGTATTGATGGAAAACTTAATATTATAGAATTAAAAGAAAAACTAAAAATGGATAAATTAGAATTAGGATGTTCGCCAGAAGAAGTTAAAGAATTGGCAATGGAAGAACCTATTAAAGAAGAAGAAATTGAAACTCCTGAAGAAGTAGAAGTTCCAGAAAAAGTTGAAACACAAGAAGATAATTCTGTTGTTATCAATGAAACTATTGCAAATTTGCAAACAATTATAGATTCTTTAAAATCATTACTTGTTGAAAAAGAAGCTATGGTATCTGAGCAAAGCAAAGAGATAATCTCTCTTAAATTGACTATTGAAACTGAAAACAATCTTAAAAAAGAAAATCTTATTAATGAGGCAATTAAACTTGGCAAAGTTAGTAATGATGCTTTTGAAAAGTTTGTAAACTTAGACTTAGTACAGTTGAATGATATTTTATCAGCAATCCCTACTAAAAACGTATCACTTTCGAGTGAGTTATCGAAGGGCATTGTTGGAGATAATAAAACATACGATTGGTACTTAAAAAATGATAAAGAAGGATTAAAGAAATTAGCAAAAACAAATCCATCTTTATATAAACAATTAGAAAACCAAACAATTAAAAATAAATAATAAATAAAAACAAAATGGCTATTAATAAAGAAATTTGGATAAAGGATTTTCAAGCAAACCTTTATGACGTACAAGAATGGTATTCTGTAGGTAAAAATCATAGTGAATATGTATTGAACTCAGTTGTTCACGTTCCTAATGCTATTGCATCTGCAACCCCTACCAAAATCACAAACTCAACTTCGTTGCCTGTTGCAACTGTAAGACAAACATTTGATGATTTAACTTATAGCATCGCAATGATTGCTACTCCTCCGACCTTTGTAACTAACATTGATGCATCGGAAGCAAGTTTTGACACTCGTTCTGCTTTGATGAAAGACGCTGTTGATTTTTTGAAACAAGCTATTTCAATCGAAATTGCAGATATGTGGGCTCCAGAAACTGCTGAAAACTGTGGTTTGACGACTGGTACTGCAACTCGTTCAAACATTTATGGAAACACTTCAATCAAAAAATTGACTTTCCAAGATATTTTAACTGCAAAAGCTAAACTTATCCGCAACACTAAAAACGTTAATTTGGATAAATTGTTCATCGTTGTTGATGCTGTTATGTATAATGACATCGTTGCAATGACTGAATTCATTGGTAAATCTACAATAGTTGGCGATACCGCTGCTATCAAAGGTTTGGTTGGTGAAGTTGCTGGTTTGAAAGTTATCGTTAGAGCATTAGGTCTTCCTTATATATCACAATTCGTTAAAGAATCTGTTGATTATACTGATAACCACGCTGCTACTGCTTTTAGTGCTGCTCTTTTATTCGCAGGAGATTATGTATCTTATGCTTACGGTACAATGGAAAATGGTGGAATCCAAATGGGAGTTCTTCCTTACGCACCTGGTTACTATTCTGATATTTTACAAGGTCACACAAGAGTTGGTGGTTCACCGCTTTATAAAGCTGTAGATTTAAATGCTACAACTGGTGTTGACACTATTAAAGGCGTTTACGCTATAGTTGAAGCTAAGTAGTAGTTTCTATTTTAATGCAAAGGGAATAGAGATATTCCTTTTGCTACATTTAAACTTAAAAAATAAAAACAAATATGTTACCAAAAGTTACAATTAATGTTACAGGCTCAATCAATAGACCGTCTTTAAATACAGATGGAATATCGGGGTTCTGTTTCTATAATGATAATATTACTGACTTGACTACTTTTAGCGTAACCAATAGAATTGTTAAATTTACGAATTTAGCAGCTATCGAAGCAGTAGGAATTACTTCAACTTCTACCAATTTTAAAAATGAATATTATTTCCTTTCTGAATTTTTCAGAGCAGGTGGAGTAAACGTTTGGATTGGTATATTTGATGTTCCTGTATCTTATGATTTTGCTGAACTTGATTCAATGAGATTAACTTCACTTGGTGAAATTAAAATATATGCTACCTATCTGGATAAAGAATTTGATAAAGTAGATTTAGCATCTTTTAATACTAAAATTGCTGGTTTTGAATCAGTTAAGAAACCCGCTGTAGGTGTATTTACAGCAAATACAGGTTCTATTGCTTTTGCAGATTTAGAAGATTTAAGAAATCTTGCTGCTCAACTTAAAAACGTAAGTTATGTTATCGGTGCTGATGCAGACGAAGCATTGTTACTTTCTAATTTAGGTATTGTAGTTGGAACTCTTGCTCAAGCTAAAGTAAGTGAAAACATTCTTTATGTTGGTAAATATAATTATACTGATGGAACTAAAATGTTGAATCCTGCATTGATTTTGCAAGTTGATACAACTCCTGATGAAGTAGTTTTAATATCTGACATTACAGAAGCTGACTTGGATTCTTTAAATGATAAAGGATATATTTTCTGGAGATTTATGCCTAACTTTGCAGGTACTTATCTTTCAAATGATAATAACTGTGCTAAAATAACGGATACTTTCAATAGTATTCATATTGTACGAGTTAGAAATAAAGCTGTTAGAGAATTAGATTCTGCATTAACCCCTTTGATTGGTAGTTCTGTATTATTTAATGCAAACGGAACAATGCGACAATCAAGTATTAAAGTATTTGAATCTGCAGCTGCTTCAGCATTGCAGGCTATGAAAGATAATTTAGAAATAAGCGATTATTCTATTTATATTGACCCATCTAAAAATGTATTGAGTACTAAAGTTGTAGAGTTGAATGTTAGTATAGTTCCAGTAGAAAGTGCTGACAATATTACTATCAATATTAATTTTACACAATCTCTATAAATAATATATACCAATGAGCATAATCTATATAGCGATTAATAAAATAACTAATAAGGTTTATATAGGACAAACAAAGCAGACATTATCTGATAGAATCAGTAAGCATTACTGCAAATCTAAAGATAAATCTAAAACATATCATTTTATGAATGCTTTGAGAAAATATAGCAAACAAGATTGGGAATGGAAAGTATTGGAAGATAATATTGACAATGCTATTATAGATGAAAGAGAGACATATTGGATAGATTATTATGATAGTTTCAATAATGGTTATAACAGTACAAGTGGAGGTTCCACTTATTTAAGGACTGACGAGATTAATAAAAAATCAAGTGAATCATTTAAAAAAACTATATTAAAATATGGTCATCCGAGATTGGACAATAATACATATACGCTGTATAATAAAAATACCAATATTACATTCATAGGAACTCGACACCAATTTAAAAAGACATTTGGATTTAGTGATAATATGAATAATATATTTTGCAATAAAGAAACCAGTAAAAGTAAATCCTATAAAGGATGGATAATAATAAAAAATTAAAGAATATGCGTGTGAAACAAGGAGAACCTGCAATACTTGAAATAACAGTATTAGATGATAACAATCAGAAAGTTAATCTTTTACCATCTGTTAAATTAAGAGTTGGTTTAAGTGTTAGAGGTACTATTGTTAAAAAATATCTTGATGAAACTGTAGAATATCCAATTTCTGGTTATGGTCATTGTGAAATTGACCCACTTGATTTCTATAAAGTGAATGTGTATATAACAAGAGAACAGAGTACTGGATTTCCAGTTGGAGATTTAATGGCAACTGTATTGATAGACTTTTCTGCAACTGGATATGAATCAATTGTTGAATATAGTTATCCTGTTGGAAGTATAGAAATTGGTACTCTTAAATTAGAAGACTTAACAATATAAATTATGGCAAAAAGTTATATTTATAAGGTAGAGAATAAAGTCAATGGCAAAGTTTATATAGGTCAAACTGGTAAATTTAGTCAAAGAAAAGCACAACACATATATGATGCATTTGGTAAAAAATGTAATTTTGTATTTCATAAAGCTCTTAGAAAATATGGCATTGAACAATTTGAGTGGAGTATTATATGGACTGGAGAAAAATCATTAATTGATGAAATGGAAATGTATTTTATCAATAGTTATAAAAGCATAATTCCAAATGGTTATAATATGTTATCTGGAGGCAAATCAATATTTGGAGATAATCATCCAAATTTTTGTAAAACTCAACACACTTTTTACCATATAGATGGAAGAATAGAAGAAAATGTAACAAAGCATTATATGGTTAATACTTATAATTTAGATAGAAAATCTTTAAATTCTGTAATAGATGGAAGTAGAAAATCTACTGAAGGTTGGATATTTAATATAGATACATTAGAATCTGTAAAATCCAGAAAAATTAAAAACAAAAATAAATTAAAAAATTAAAGGTTATGCCACAATTTGTAGATAGTCTCAATATTAATGGAAACAATTATAGTAGAATTAATACTATAATCGAATTAAGTTCAGTTTCATTTGGCACATATGATATAACTCAATATGTTAAAGGAATTACATATTCGCAAAATCAAGATAAACAATTCGATTTTACTTTAGGAAGTCATAATAGACCGAGCCATTTTGGTGTAGGTAATATTACTTGCGAAGGTTCACTTAGTTTAACTGATGCTGGATTGGATTTCTTAAATAAAGTTGCATTAGAAAGTGCATTGCCAGTTCCAAGTATGCTTTACTTAGGACAAGACGGAAACGGAATGTTTATTACAGTTAGTTATACAACTTGGAATGATACTACTAAAACTGATACATTAGAATATGTTCACTTCTTAGGTTATTCAAACGGAGTTAATACTAATGATGTTCTTTATACTCGTGAAGTTGCTTTATTGATTGGTAAAGTCAATATTGGCAATATAGTATAATAAATTAATCCTAAAACAATATAATGAGCTACATAGATAAAATCTGTGTGGCTTTTTATTTTTTGTAAACTATAATAAAATAAACTACTACAATGAGCAAAAAAATTATTACAGTCGAAAACGGCGAAGAAGTAAAATTTAAAAGAAATGTTATTACTATCTTTTCAGGTGATAAAGCATTAGAATTTCGTTATCCAAATAAACTGATTTATAAAAGTGTATTGGATAAATTAAAAGCAGATGATACAGCTGCCGCATTTGAAATATTATTTGATGATTGTTTAAATCAATTAGATAATAAATTTGAATTTGAAGATAAAGTATATTACTTTGAAGAGTTAGCAAATAAGTTCCTTGGTTTTAAAGAAATGAATTTGGTTGCTGAAGATAATAAATATAATATCTCTGTTAATGGAAAAGAATTTATTATTTCAAAACCAGATAGAAATCAGGTTAAAGAATTATTTAATTTGAATTTGAAATCAAGTATAGATGCATTAAATTATGTTTATAGAAATCTTAAAATATCTGGTTATGAATTTGATTTAAATAATAACATTGAAGATATTGTTGATTATTATAGTATGCATCAATTAGCATCTGTTTTAGTATTTAACAAGAACTTAGATTTAAAAAAAAAATAGATTCTTTAACTGAATCTATTGAAGAAAATGAACTTTTAAAAATGGATGCATTGATTATGTATCATATGAATATAAATCCACATACACTAACTGATGACCAATATTGCGAGGCTTATGTCGGTTTAGATTTCATCTTTAAAAGTAAACAAAATAAGTTAGAATTATAATAATGGCAAATTATATAGATATAATCGGGCGTTTTCAGGATAACTTCAGCAATGGATTTAATTCTGCTATTCAAAATGCTGAAAGAAGTACTGCAAATTTATCAAATAAATTATCTGGATTAACAGCATTCTTACCTGCTCAATTTCAAGGAATTGCAAATGGTTTTGGAGATGTTAGTTCGAGTATTGGTGGTGCAACATCTGCACTTGGTCCTTATGGAATAGCTGCTGGAGTTGCGATTGCTGCTGGAACAGCATTGTTTATTAATGGAATTAAGATTGAGAAAGAATTTTCAACTCTTAAAAAAACACTTGGAAACGTTGATGAGCAAATGAGAATTAATGCTAAAACTATAAGTGGAAGTTTTGATTTGAGTTTGCAACAAGTAGCATCTACAACTGAAAGATTATCTACGTTATTTAATATAACAGATAAATCTGGTTTAGAAATACTTAGAACTGGTTTGTCTAAAACGACTGCCGAAGCAAGTGATTTCATAGATGTATTTAATGAGTTTTCACCTGTATTTAAAGATATGGGATTAAATGTAAAAGAATCTACTGCATTAGTGGATGAATTATTAAATAAAGGATTTGGACAAAAAGGAGCAGATGCAGTTAAGGAATTTGGTATTCGGTTTAGTGAAATGACTAAGGCACAGCAAGATGCTTTAAAAGGATTAGGTCCAGAATTTGCAGGATTATCTAAGAAAGTAAAAAGTGGTTCTATGACTCAATTTGAAGCAATGAAAATAGTTTCAAATGAAATATCAAGATTAGGAGCAAATTCTAATGTTGCAAAAACAGCTGTTGCTGATTTATTTGGAGGTCCTGGTGAAGATTTAGGTATGATATTCTTTGATACAATGAAAGGAATAAATACAGAATTGGATACTATGCCTGATAAAATAGGCGATATCTCAAAAGCAACAATGGGATTAACATCTGCTTGGGAAACATTTAAAGGAATATTTGCTGGAGGTCCAGAAGGTAACTTTTTTAGCAAAGTTTTATCAGGAATTGTTGACCAATTAACAAATGCATTGAAATTATTTACTGAATTATTTTCTGGAGGAAATAAAGTAGCTGCTTGGGCAGATTTAATAATGAATGGAATACTATTGGCATTCCAGCCATTATTTGCTTTAATTCGAGTATTTGGAAAAGCAACTGGAATGAAAGGCTTAGAAGATTTTACTGTTGGAGGATTTAGAAAAGAATTTGGTGGGAAATCTGCAGGTGGTGTTGGAAAAGATACATATTCTTTTGTAAATATTCCAGGAGTAGATAGAGCAGCAGGAATGTATGACGATACATATATGAAAGAAAAAGCTTTAAATGATGAGATAAAGAGAATTAACAATGAAGAAAAGAAAAAAAAGAATACAAATATCATTGGTGGTGGCACAACAACTGCCGATAAAACAAAAAGTTTAGCAGAAACAAGAGATATTAAATCACTTGTTATTAATATAGAAAATGTTGTTAGAGAACAATATATTGAAACCAATCAAGACCCATTAAAAGTTAAAGATATGGTTACAAGAGCTTTAACAGCAGCAATAACAGACGCAAAATTAGCATATTAAAAATGAAATTAAATCCAACATTATTAACTGGAGCAGAAGATTCTGTTCAATTTATTGTTAAAAAATATTACGATATAATTAACAAATTATCAACTATAGATTATTATGGAACAATAGCCACAGATTTAGATTATAAATGGGTGCTACCAAAATATTATAAATTAGATAAATTTGGAAATGTTACAAATAATTGGTGTATATTATATATTGGCGATATTTCAAAATATACTTCATATAAAACTTTAGGAAATAGAGTAGAAGTAGATTTTCCATTTAATATATCTAATAGAGCAGCACAAGATAAAAATGCTCTTGCTGCTATAACATTATATGGAATATCGATAGATATATCAGCATCTCCAACAGTAATAGAAACAAGAGTTAAAGGAACTAAAGGTCCAGTTTATCAGACATTTGGAAGTTCTAATTATGATATTAGTTTAACATTTCTTGAATCAGGACCAACTTTCTGGCAACAAAATAATAAAAACATATCTTTACTAACATATATCTTAAATAGTGGAGAATCTATTAATGTAATTAATCCACAATTAAACATCAATTATAATATCAGTAAAGCAGTTTGCACTGGATATAACATTGGACAAGATACAAGATTTTACAGTCATAATAATATATCAATAACATTTAAATCGGATAGTGTTAATCAAGATATTTTAGTACCTAAAAAAACTACTTAAAATGTTATATAATATTTATTCAAAAATAATAATAACTAATCAAATTGATTTAGAATTGGAAAATTATAGTTCTGTTCTAATTAATTCAGATATTGAAAGTTTAACATCAACTTGTACTATAAATATTCCAAATAAAAATGTTGTTTTGGGTAAGAATAATTTAGGTTATCCTATGTTATTACAAAATAGTCCGAGTGATTCAACAAATGGACAACTTAATATAGTAGTTGGAAATAAAATATCTGTCTTTTTTGATTATTATGCAAATGCAACACAACTAAATGAAATAGAATCTGATAAAAAGAACTTTATCGGTTATATATCTCGTTTTGAGTATAATGAAGATACCATAGATATTGTCTGTGAAGATGCAAATTGGTTATTCAAACATACTCGATTAAAAAATAGTTGGGGATTTGATGTTGTAAATGATACAAAAGAACAAGAATCTGGTGCTGTTAAAACCCGAACTAAACTAAAAACGGTTATAGAATTCATAGTATTCAATACAGATAGCATACAATATGACACAAGTTTTATTGATTTAAGTAGAGTGCAAGATATTGATATAGGCAAGTTTAGAGTAAATGACCCAAGTACAGGTGCTGAGATATTTGAAATGTTAAAAGAAGAATATAAATTATATCTTTATTTTACATCAGAATGGATTACAGATAAGATGATTACTTACCTCAATGCGGGGTTGAAGTATCGCTTAGATAATGCAGATTTAACATCAAAAGCAATTTATAGTTATCCTTATAATGAAATGAAATATCCTGTTATATCTAAAAATATAACATTTAATACGTTTAATAAAGTAAAAGATTTGGCTGTAATTGGTACAAGTAAGCAATCTAATTCAGATGAATCAGTTGTTATTGGTACATTAGATGGCAAAATTGTTATTAAGAAACCACTTGAAAATAAGGATAAAACTACTAAGAAAATCAAAACAGAAAAACCAAGTCAAGCAGAGAAAGAAGCTGATGCAAAACTCGATGCAATACAAGATAGAAGTACACGGATAGAATTAAATCTTCCTGATATGTATGTTATTGAAAGTAAGACTGAAAAATATTCAGACGGTTCTCCTAAATTAAGTGGAACATTAGTCGATTATGTATTATCAACTTGGAATAATTTTCCTATATCTGGATTTGAGGGTAGTTTTGAGACATTCTTAAAACCACAAATTTATATTGGTGAAACAGTTGATTTTTGGTATGATACTGGTCTTCAATTTGTTGGAGAACAACATTATATAGATGCAATCCAAATCAGTTTGAATGCAAGTTCAGGATTATCACAAGAAATAAAACTCGGAAATAAAATAGCAGACTTATGAATCTAAAAGAAAGTTTAAAAGAATTAACGAAACAAGGCTACAATACACTTGAATTGTGCTACATACGTGGAGAGATTGATTATATCAATAAAACTTGTACAGTTGAACCTGTTAATAGACCTGAGTTTAAAATAGAAGTTAATCATAATGGTTATGAACCTAATTTCATTAAAGCCGTTAAGTATAGTCCTACTAAGGCAAATAAATTTATCGAACCTGCATCTAATAGCTTTGTTGTGGTTGGATTTACAAGTAAAAATGATGGCTATATTTTATTAACAGAAGCTATTACAAAACTAACAGTTTCAGGAAGTACTGGAACAGTTGACTTTTCAATTGTTGAAGGAAAATTAAGAGTTGAATTTACAGAACTATTAAGTAAATATCAAAAGACTACTGAAAAAGGAGAAACTGAATTGAGCGGTGATAGAGATATTTATGCAACCACAATTAATGGTTCACAAGTTAAATATTCAGAAGATATTGATTTATTATCAGTTGGCAAAATTAGAATTGCCAAACAGAAGAATCGTGTAATAAATACTGAAACACAGAATAATGGATTTTTAAAGGATAAAGGTTCACTTCCCGATTATGAATATTTAATGCTTCAATTACTTTATATGAAGCAAATGAAAGACGATGCTATTAATTTATCTGAAAAATTAGTTCCACAAAATAATCGTGAAAGAACAGACCCTGATTGGAATAAAAAGATACCATACGAAAGACAAAAATCTATCTTATTAACATTGCAAGACTATGCATTAGCGTCAACGAATTATAAAGATTTAGATGAAACATATCGTAACTTATATTTAAGTATAAACGCAAGCAAAGAGTTAAAAGAATCTGATTATAGAGTTGTAATAAAAGACTTATCGAATAAAATAAATGCTTTAATTAAGCAAGACCCAAGTTGGACATATTCTTTACCAGGTTATCTAGATGTTAAATTACCTAAATTAGATAAAAAAGGATATGATAACTTTTTGGAATTTGAAAAAATGTTTATCAATTCTACAATTCAAAATAAACAGTTTGATTATTCTGCATTTTTAGATTTTGCTTATTGGAATAAACCGATAATTGGTTGGTATTATCCTTTAGCTAATAAACTAATTCAGAACTTAGATAAACCATTAATCTTAGCGGAATATATTAGAGAAAGAGATAAAATCTTACAAGCATATAAAGATAAATTTGTTTATGTATTAGAAGAGACTACAACAGAAGAAAAGGTAAAAAATGAATTGCAAACATTATCGGATAATATTGATAACACATCAACTGAAGTAAACTTAAAGGATATTTTAACACAGCAAAATGAATTGATAGTTAAACAAAACGAAATTATCAAAACTCTAATGGATAAAATAAATATTCTTGCAACTGCTGGAGTTAATACTGGAACTGGTGTAATGAATGGATTGACAACATTTCAAACAGATGTAGCAACTATAACAACTGATTTAACTACAAACAAAAATGATTTAAAAAAAATAGTAACCGAGCAAATAGATGTATTACTAAAATAAAAAAGGAGCAATTAAGCTCCTTTTTTCGTTCTCCCTTTTGTTTTTTGGGGTTCTGTAATAGTTTGACTTTCTACAACTTCAATCTTAGTTTCACAATTAAAACAATGTTGAAATAATCCAGTCGGTAAATTTCCACTTTTAATTGTTCTTAATTCAGTATCTCTTAATGTATTTATTTCTACTTCAATTTCTCTTAATCGTTTATTGATTAACACCCTATTTAGGACTTCTAAGCCACTATCTCCTTGATTCTGTTTGAGAGTAGCATACAGTTTATTTAATTCGTTTACAAACTGTGAATAACGTTTTTTAATTTCTTCCATATCATTTTATTTTATTTTTGCATAATTATTTTTACGGTTTTATTATTTTTATCTTTTGCAATTAAGTAATCTACTTTATAAGATTCTCCTTTTGAATCTTCAAAATTTAAAGAGTGATAATCTTCTATTGTTTTAGAGACTGAAACAGAATACTCTACCGAAACTGTTTTGCTTTTAACTGTTTTTAAACTATCAATTTCAAATGATAATTCAATTACTCTTTTTCGAGATTCAATTTTATTAGAATCAATAATACTTCTTAAAGCATTTACTCTAAAATATTCTGTTTTTAATTTATCATTTAATTCCGATTTTGATTCAGAATAAAAATAACTGCTAATCGACATTGTAATTGTCATTGCTCCAGTTAAAATCCACGGTATAAATTTTCTCATTTTCTTCTTTTTTTAGTTTATGCAAATATACTAACTATTTGAGAAACAGCAAAATATATTTAAATGGTAGCCTGTTGTTTATTTACCTATCGCTTATGCTGGGTACTTTCTGTTTTAAATTATGCTCACCAAAATAATCAAGAATAACTTCTAAACATTCTGCTCGCTTCGCATCAACTTTAGTCTTATACTCACCAATAGGCACTAATTTTAGCCCCTCTGAGCAATTATCTTTTTGTTCCCTATACCACCTATACAAATGTTTATTGTATGCCTTAGAATTGATATTATAACAATCTTTTCTATGTTGTGTTTCTCTTTGGTCGATATCCTTTGTATATCCTATATATCGGATTATATTATCGATTTCTATTTTATAAACATAATACATCATTCGTCTTTGCATATTTTAATAAATCCGTAAATAACTATTATAACAATGAATACGGCAAATGCTTTTAACATAAACAGCATTATCGTTTTCTTAATTCCTCAATATCTTTCTTCTTAAATGACCAGAAAGAATCCAATACATTGACTACATAATCCCAGAATTTATCCAGTGAAAAATGTGCTGTTTCTTTATCAGTTGAGATTTTGACATAATCGTCATTAAATTCTACTAAAGTACCATCATCTGTGGCAATCGTTTTATCTTTATCGTTCAGCTTCATACTATTTAAGTGTTTTATATCTTTATGATGTTTCATAGTATAGGTTACAAATAATTGCTAATATCGTCTTTTCTTAAATAAGGTAATGCTGAATTTAAACTCGTATTTACTATATCAATTCCCAAATCTTTTTTGCAATTAACTAAGTCACGGAATGGCTCCATAAATCTGGGATATAAATTCTTTGGTTGTGGAACTTTAATATCAGGATATTCTTCGTGATGATGTTGCCTTCCATCAGTCCCGAGTTTCATATCCAATCCGAGGAATATAATCTGTTTAAATCCTAAATGATATATTAGATTAATGCAAGCATACGAACTATTTCCTCCGTGTCTAATGTTAAACGGTGTATAATCAATACCATATTTTCCCGTTGTTTTAAGCGTTATAATTCTCGGATGCGATACTTTGGGTGCAATTGTATAGATAGTGCCTGTAAACGCCTCAAATTGCGGTTTAAATAGGTGTATTAATTGCTCATAAAATATATAATCGGAAAAATAAAGATAATCGGCAAATGGAACAGATAACAGCGATTTGTTAATCACCATTACCTGTTTGCCTTTAAGTCGGTTGAAATCAAATCCGATTAATGAAGGTCCACCTGCAACTACAAAAATAGTTTTATCGTTCATTTAATTCATTTTTAATTCTTTCAATATCAGTACGAGTATATCCTTGTTGGTGTAGAACCTTTCCGAATACTTTTAAGCCTTCCAAATCAACTTCTTTTTCTGCTTGAATATATTTTTCAAGTAAGAATGCATTTACTGCTGAAGTTTTAATTGCTGTTACAAGTTTAAGTTCTGTTGTCATAATATAGGGTTTTATTATATATACTCAGTTCAAATTTAATTTTTTTGCAATTGATTTAAATGAGTGATAAATTAAATCAGCCTCAAACATTAGAAATATAGATGAATGAATTTCAATATAAGATTGTACTAATAATTCATCAACAAATAATGGTCTTTTCAAAAATGCAATGTCACAATATACTTTATCTTCTTTTGCTGTGAAATTGCTTGCTATGCCTGTTATGGTATTATCCGTCAATGATTGCAACACTGCACAATCGAAATCGGGTGCTAATAAATCTAAGTTCTCAAATTGCGAAATTGCTTCTAATTGACCTACGTAAAATGTTTTTTTCATATAGATACAGATTCTTTTATTTTTTCAATATCTTGTCTTGTGAATCCTTTCAATGATAAATATTTTCCATATACTTTAATTGCTTTAATATCTTTATTTGCGTGGGCTTCAATATACAACATAATTATCGTGTTTGTAGTTTCTTTCATTATCTTTATTTTTTTATATCATTGCATTTACAATTTAAATGGTCTTCATCTAAATCCTCTTTTGTTAATTCTAAATTTGCATAACATTCAATCTCTTCATTATTTTTATAAAATCTATTTTCTTCATAATTCCAATGTCTAATATCATAGAAGTGCAATTGAATAGATAATCTGAATAACGATAGTTCTAATTCAAATCCAGGATGGTCTTGTTTAGTATTTGAGCGTATTGATAATTCAAATAATTCTCCGAAGTTTATAACTTCAAATTCTATTACTTTTTTTCCTATTGTAAAATGTTTACTTGCCATTTTGTTTAATTTTTTATGTTATGTTATTTAATTATATATTTCGAGAATTTTACTTTTTATTTTTATCTCAATATACTTAAATTAGCAAATCGACTAACAAATCTTAAATGAGTATTATTGTTATGAAATTTAATAAAATCTTTTGTTATTTTATCGGATTCAAATAGAGTTAATGTTGAGTTATCTTTTGTAGGATTTGTATTCTTATATAAGGCATCAATATCTCTATCTTTTAGCCATTCATCTATTAAATCTTTAAATTTTAAATCATAGTGGTCAATATGAGTATTGTGTTTATATAATACTTCATTTGTAAATGGACAAATACTTTTTCCGAATATTACATTTCTATTTCTAAAATCATCTATTAAATCTATAATAGAATTTCGACAAGCTGTGTATATCACTTGTATTTTAGATGGATTTGTAATTGATTTTAAATAAGAAATATCTGTTGAAGTTCCATCCAATCTATAAATATAGAAACATCTTGTTCCGAAATCAGCTTTCTTAACTGTGATATAATTTATACCGATACCTTGCTTAATATCCCAGTCTTGATGCTGTTCGAATATTTTAAGTAAAAATTTTAAATCATCGGATTCTATTTTAGAATCTATTTTGTAAGAATATAAAATATCTTTACATAACTCTTTTGCTTTTTGCTTTGTCATTTTTTTATTTATTTAAGTGATTGATTTACTGTGTGTATAACTAATTGATTATCAACGATGCAAAAAAAAATCTTCTGTAATCTTCACCACCACTGCGTTTGAGCAAAAAGTGGAACGTTATAATCAGGATAGTTAAACCAATTGAAAAAGTTAT